AACTAATTGAAGGTCAGCTTCAGACATACCAGCAGCATGATACCACTCAACAATAACATGAGCAGCAGCTGTAGTAATCTGAGCAGCCATACGGGTATCAAAACCTGCGAAATCACCAGCGATCATATTGGTTTCATTGAATCTCGTTAGATTCTTATAAACCTTAGTCCACTGGTCAGACGTAGCATTGACACCAACCATACATTCTGTAGTATCAGAATGTCTCAGCATAAATTCAGGAATAGCTCCAAGAGCTCGCCTAGATGCAACAAAATTTGCAATAGGAGAACCATAGAACTTCCGAACTTTATCTTGAGCTTTCTTGTTAGGTAGTAGTTCATTAACTTTACTACTAGCCTTGTAAATAGATTCTGATCGTAAACCATTACTCCAAGCTTCAAGAACACTATCAACCTCTGATTGAATATCAAAGTTGTCATTGAATTCTCGAGGTACTTGAACTAAAGAAGGATCATCACCATCTTTTACAAATACTTGTTTCTTAGATTTATTAATCGGGAAACCACAGGATGTATCATTTGGAATACCAGAAAGTATTCCATCACAAGTTCCATCTAAAGCTTCACTCTGAGAATAAATCTTAAATAATTTCTTATCTTCAGGGTGTTTGTCAAAAATGGAGATAGTTTCCTCTAAATAATCTTGAATCGCAAGGTTCAAAACATCATGTTCATAATGTTGAACTGGATCAACAAGTTTATTTAGAGTTTTCATAGTTTTCTCAACTGCATTAGGGTTAGTTGGTGGTTGGTATTTGGATGGACCAAATTCCTCAATAACTCCCTTAAATACAGTTTTGATATAAGGAGGACGTGCATTGCTAAGCAATTCACAATTATCGCGCTTAACCTTTCCTAAATAGCTAACTATACTCTTTTCTTGGAGTCCATCAGGACGTTCATATAAAGGTATATCTTGCTCAATAGTATAAGGTAGACCATAATTGTCCACTCGCACTTCTCCTTCACTATGGGTTACAAGATATGGGGATTTAGATTTAAG